GCCCGTGGGGGCGTCTGCGTCAGAGAACGAGTGGGCACGACGCCAGGTGTCAGACGATACAGCCATCTTTTCGTAGCCAGAATCGGCGTCTGCGGCGCGGTCGTTGCGTGTGGCAACGGCGGAAGCGTCGTACCAGACAGTAACCTTGGATACGTCCTGCTGGCTCCAACCACCCTTAATGAGTGCGGGGCGCAGGTACACAACCGTAATGGCATCGCAGATTAGCTGAATCATGGGCTCAATGTGAGCCTTGTAGAGAGATTCGTCAATCTGGATAGCGTTAGAGTACTTGACGTTGGCAAGTCCCGTAACGGTGTCCTTAGGAACATCTAGTCCCTGAAGGATACGGTCGAGAACACGGTCAGCACGCGCAACCATAGCGTCATCGAAGGGGCGGCTAAAGCTGATGTGCTTAAGCTTGTCCGCTAGCTCAGCCGGTCCACGCACCAGAAGGGGCATGACAGAGTTGGCGCTAGTCTCATCCTCGATGGGCGTAGCCATAGCCAGGAGTAGTTCTTCCTGGAATGCGTCAGCCAAGTCCTCAGGGCTAGGCTGTTCATCTTCGGGGTCGGCAAACAGGTCCGGGTCCGGGCTGGCGCTGGTGCTCATTCCGTCTGGAACATAGAGCAAACCGGCATTCAGGCGAGAACGGTGAGACCCACGGAACGTGCGGTCAAGGAGCAAAAGCTCTTCACAAAGACCTAGAAGACCCAGCATGCTTGAATCCGGGTCTTCGGAGAATTGCGGGTGCGGACGCCAGATGCGTCCCATGAATGCATCCTTGGGGAGAACGATAGCGCCGTTAGGCGTCTTGGATGATCCTGTGCCCGCCGACAGTTCACGGCTGGGGTAAATCACATAGTTGCCCTGCTGGTCCAGCTTTAGCTCGGAGACAGATCGAATGTCCCATGATTCAGGGAGCCCCTGTCCGATGCGTGCGGGAACCTGTACAAGATAGCACTCTCCTGCGACAGAGAGGTTTAGCGCGGCGTCACGTAGGAGGCCAGCCTGTCCACCGAAGGCGGAATCAAGACGCTCAAGGTTACGAGTGGCGGCGTCACCGAGGTCCGGGTTTACCTTGTCGGAAACGCTAAGAGCAACGGGTGTCTCAGCCGGGTCCTCAATATACGCGGCGTATAGGCGGATGCGTGAGGTAATGGCGGCAACGAGATTGAAGGCGTACTTAATCTCGGAGATTGCGTCGTAGTATTCCCACGAGGCGGCTTGCCAGGCTCGTGTAGCAGACGACTGGCGCTTGCGGAAGCGATCCGCCTCTGAAATGTTGGAGAGGTCTACGCGCGAAGCGGCGGCAGTGATACCCCTGGGCGCGTTATATGCAACGGGTTCAGGGGTATTGTTGTTTCTGCGGAAAGGGCTATTAGCCATTATCCTACCTTCTGGTCTATGAGTCCGACAACCGTCGAGATTGCGAACGGCAGTGCAACTACCATCATAGCATCTGGGAAGAATATGTACGGAATCGCAAGGATGACAGCTACCCAGAGCCCTAGGCACCAGTAACACGTCAGGAGATATAGCAACATCCCGCGTGCCGGGGTGTCCTTAGATTTGATCTTGTCAAACAGCTTATCGCGGGGACCGGAGAGGATGTAATCCTCAATGAGAAGTCGGGTGATCCTGTACGCGGCGAGCGTAAGCAGGGTTACGCCGAGAAAGGTCATTCTGTCGGGTCCTTAATGCTTCCGACGTGACGGAAGGGGTTCCAAGTCTTGAGCCGCGAGCCACAGCCGCAGTTCATGTCCTTCCGCCACGCGACTTTGATGCCGGATTTCGTTACGACATACGAGTCAGTATTGCCGGTGAAGCGCTTGTGGCTACCGGGTTCAATCTCCTGGGAGAACTTGATGAGCGGCTCACTGCCGCCTGCCGAGTCTACCACAATAATGACGCGAGTATCTGTGACTATAACCTTAGCCTCACCGACTCTCATAGCTCCGGGGGTGGTCGGAATGGACCGAAGCTCTTGAATCTGGGTGGGGTGGTCGGGCATAGCAATGGCTACAGCGCAGGGGAATACGTCCTCTTTGATTATCAACTTACTCGCCTCGCCATTGCCCGATAGGAAACGCCAGCGGCATCCGCAAGCTCTCGGATTGTGACACGTTCTCCGTGATGTAGTGCACGACAGAGTGCCGTGAGGGTGACGTTCGCGAGCGCCGCCTTGTGGTCAGGGTGCATCGTGGCGCGATACTTCCGGGCAATAGGTGCGAGTTCTGCAACTTCGTCATGCTCCGCTACGGTCAGGTGCCGCCTGGGTGTGAGAGGTGCCGGTGTTGGTGTGACAAGTCTCGGTACAGGAGGCAAGGGGTGGTCTGAGAATGCGCTGGCAATTGGTGTCTGCGCCGTCACCCAATACCTTACCGTGGAACGGGTGCGTGGCGGGTTGAACGCCTCACCAATGGACCGTAGGGTCCAGCCCGACTGGTATAGCTCACGTGCCCGGAGGTATAGGTGGTAGCCTTCCAGCCCTGTAATGTACTCTACTTCATAGCCGGGGAGAGATTGTCCCCGGGCCGCTCGTCTGCTAGTCATCGCGGTCTGATTCCTCCAATGCGGAAGCCCTTCGCGCTCTTGGCGGTGGGACCGCCCGAGCCGCGCGTCGGACGATTACGAAGACCGCCGAGATTGATTGAGCGGTCCAGCGCCTTAGCGCGAACCGGTCCACCGCCGAAGCCCTTTGGTGGCATAATCAGGAGAGCCGTCAGCGCGTGAACGAGTGCGTCAATACGGTCAGGGCTCTTCCTGGTGTTCTCCGGTTCCCACGTAACCATCTGTGTTTCGAGGTCAGCGTGGCGTCCGAAGTGGTGTACGCGGCCCTGCTGGTATGCCAGCGCGATAGGCTCGGCACGTAGTTTCTTGCCCACCTTTGAGTGAACCTCAAAGACGGGGACGCTGGGGTCGATCTGGTGAATGGCAGACTTAACCAGGGTTCCACCCTGGTTAATCTCCGCGATAACAGGAGCGCCCCACTTGTGGTGCATACGCACAACCATTTCAGCCCACTCCTGCGGGCTACCATTTAGGCTGGCATCTTCTAGCACCCACGCCTGGCGCTTGTACAGGTCGTGGTCTGCGGTAGATGAGACAACCACAATTCCACAATCGTCACCGGGCTCTTCAGCCACGGTCGGGTCCACCCCAATTACGCGCATGGCGGTGTAGGGCGGAATGTCCCAGGTACGGGCATTCTCGATCATTTCGTCATCCCAGAGCGCGCCCTCAATGGCGTCAAGCATTTCGCCGTAAAGCTCCTGACGCGCAATGTACGTATTCTCGTACTTGCTAGAGATAGCGTCGAGATAGTCGGAGCCTAGCGGTCCAGCATTGTCGAACGTGGAGCCTCGGGTAATCCAGACCTTGCCATTCTTCTTGCCTTCCTCCATGAGGTCGAACAGAATAGGCACGCGCTTAGGTGTGGTCGTGGCAAACACCTGAGGGTGCTTGCCGAGACGTGTGGCGAATCGAAGGTTGTCCCACGCGGTTAGTCCAGCGCCGTCCGGAGACAGACGCCAGGCGGCTAGCTCGTCACCCCAGGAGTAGTGCGCCTGCACACCACGGAGACCGTCAGGCTCATCAGCCGATAGGCAGAATGCTCGGGAGCCGTTAGGCCAGTCCAGTCGGCGGATCGCAGGGCGATACGTCGGCTTCTCACTGTCCGGGCTGACAGCCATGATCCCTGAGTTGTGGGTCTTCACGTAGGAGTCGGTAATCAGGAAGGTGTTATCCGGGGAGTCTACAGCGATGCACCGAACAGGCACGGAGTCAACCGGCTTGATGGAGAGAATGGCCCACATGTTACGCTTCGAGTGGAACTTCACAGAGGTCCAACTCTTGTGCTTGAAGCGGCGGGTGTACTCGTAGGTCTGGTAGCCTAGGGATGCCGCGAGGCGGTTAATGTCACTACGAATCTTGACGGCGTTGGTGGCGGGTAGTTCGTAGCCTTCCCCCAAGCCGTCACGCGCGTCAATCAATCCCTGTAGAAGTTGTTCCCGTTGCTCTCGGGAGGCCCAGAAGTAGTCCTCGGGGATGTGACGTGTGGTGGCATTATGGTCGGTGAAATCCTTCTTGAAGGGTCGCTTTCCAAGGATTTTCCCGACGTTATAGGGGCTATACGGGAGATTGAGCGCGTCCCCCTGGATCGGTGCGAAGTCAATGTAGTACCTCCGGTCAAGGTCGTTCATGATTTCTTCTGTGGTCATTACCACAGACTTCACGTTCATTCGTCCGGTGCCATAGTGCCCGGAGCGGCGGCGCACCAGCCACTTGTGGTTGGCGTCAGCAATGATCGGCTCATCGCGTCCCATGAGCTTGACGGCGTAGCAGGGGCGGTTGTAGAGTACCTCGAAGACCTCCTTTACCTTACAAGGAAGTCCGTCACCACCTACAACGGTGTCACCCTTCTTAATCTTCCCAATGGGAACAAACCCGGTGGGGGAAGTTGGGGAGGCTACGAGAGTATCGAGGGCTAGCGCCTCACCTTCAACCACAACTTCTCGAACGTCACCGGCAGTACGAGCAACAAGCAGGAAGCGCTTCGGCTCCCCTCGGGCCTTTAGTCTGATCCATTCAGCCGCCGCGCGTGTCTTACCGGCACCACGGCCTGCGAGGAAGAGTCCAACGTTCCAAGAATCATCGTTCGGTGGCATCTGTTCGGGGCGTCCCCAGAGGGACCAATCCCACTTCACCGAGTCCATATCCAGACCCTTTAGCGCTTCCTCCTGCTCTTCGGGAGAGAGAAGCGCGATCTGCTCCATAATTGACTTGGCCATTCTACCATCATAGCACTTCGCACTGAGTTGACTTTTGGAAGGTTGCCCCTTAGACTTCGGGCATGATTGAAATTCCACTTGACGAGGATGGTCTACAGCGTATCCTCGATGCGCTAGACACTCGGATAGACTTCAACGACGACGAGACCCTTAGGCTGGTTGGCGGGGACTTTACACTGACTACCCTCCTGGACTTCTATTCGGGGTACGATTCCAGTAAGCTGTCCTTCGATGGGTACGCAGGAGACACCCCGGTCTACTCGTACCCAGACACCCTTTATTCCACGCACGATCTTATCCGCATTCTGGTAGAAGAAATTAGGAGACTACGCAATGGTTAGTTGGTCATTTGGTGAGCACGCCCGCAGGGAGAGCCTTGAGCGGCGGCTCGCGGAGGCGGTAGAGAATGGTGGCGGCTACGTTGTGGACACCATCACCGTATCTGAGGATATGGGAGGCCCATTCGCCAGCTATCAGCACATCACCTTGAACCTGTGGGCAGACGGCTCGGTAACTTGGTCTGTCCCTGAGGTTGACAGCACGACCAGGACGTACTAGTCTGAGGTCATGGCAAACTCATGGATTCACGCACAGGCGTCAGCCCGCCACTTCAAGGCGGGTACTGCGGCTGACTATCACGCTATCCACCTTTGGATCGACCAGTTCAAGTCTCAGCAGGGCGATGTTCGGCATCGCGCCTTCCTGCACAACACGAACGGCCCTTTCATGGTGGAACAGCAGTTCGGGCCTGCCCTAGAGCTTCTTGGGTGGGACGGTAAGA